CTAAATTAATTGAAGAAACTTCAACAAGTATAGATGATTTAATTGTCTTGGGATTATTATTAATATCTGATACTATTGTTGGCAGTGAAATAATAACAATCTTAACAAATTTAAATATAACTGAAACGGGTTCATTAATTTCAACATTAAGTATATTATCACAACTTGCTTTATCTGAAACAGCAACAGGTACAGATTTAATATCAATTTTAAGTAGTTTATCTATAACAGATACTTCAAGTGCAGTAGATGTAATTTCTATATTAGGACAAATATTAATTAGTGATACCTCTACTTCTACTGAAAAAATATTAGGATTATTTACAAAGATTATAGAAGATACTTCTACATCTTCAGAAACAATAAGTTTAATAAATAGTTTCTTATTATTTGATAGTTTAAGTGGAGTTGATATAATAACATTATTAGCTTCATTAAATATAATTGATACTGGGGCATTGGTAGAAGCAATAAATATTATTTCTAATTTATTAATATCAGATACATTTTCTGGGCTTATGGTAATAGAAGTATTAAATTTATTTAGTTTATCTGATACAGTTTCTGGTTCTGATTTAGTAACAATTCTTAGTAGTTTATCAGTAGCAGAGTCAGGAAACTTTACAGAATTACTATTGGGAACATATACAAAATTAATTACAGAAGTAGGAAGTGCTTCTGAAGTATTAGCAGTTTTAGGAAGTATAAATATATCAGATGAAGGAACTTTAGCAGATGCATTAACTATATTATCTACATTAACAATTACCGATGTTGGAAGTTTATCAGATATAGTAAGTATATTAAACAGATTAAGCATATCAGATTCAAGTACAGGTAATGACTTACTGGGATTTTTAGTACAATTATCTATTTTAGATTCTAGCTCTGCTGTAGATGTTATTAACGTTTTAGGTTCACTTTCTATAACAGACACAGGGACATTTGATGACAAGATATTAGGAGGATTTACAAAACTGGTAACTGATTTATCTAGCTCTTCTGAAATATTATCTATACTAAATCAATTTAGTATATCAGATACGGCTTCAAGTTCTGAATTGCTATCTATAATTATTGAATTATTAATATCTGATACTTCTAATTCAAGTGAATTAATAAGTGTTGTCGATTCATTAATTAGTAAATCTGTACAAGATACAGGAACATTAGGAGACGCAATAAATATATTATCAGCCTTAACAGTATTAGATTCAGGTGCTTTAACAGACGTTCTTTCTATAATGAATCAGTTTGCAATATCAGATTCTGCTACTTCTTTATCAGTAATAAATATTGTAAGTATGTTGTCGGTTTTAGATAATATAAATTATTCTGAAGCAATTTCAACATTTACTGGGATGTTAGTTTCTGATATTGGTGTAAGTAGTGGGATTATAAACATTATTGCAAAACTTGATTTAACTGAAGCAGGAGTATTTGAATCATTTATTTCAGCAATAACTATAGGTGTTATCTCTGATGTTGGAATTTCTGAAAGCACAATAGAATTAGAGGTAGGTGTTTCATTAATTGATTCAGCAGTATTTGAGGAACAATTTGAAATTCTAGCTGATTTATTTTTAACAGATACCGCAACAGGGATAGATACATTTACAGTATCTTGGTTCGTTAAAGTAATATCAACTGTATTTTCAGAATATATCTCTCAAACAATTACTTCATCTGAATACATAACTCAAGCAATAGTATTTTCAGGATATATAACTCAAATAATTACAACCGAAGATAGTAATTAAGGAGGTGTAAAGAATATGGCTATTGATAGTTATATTTTAGGAACAATAGTTAAAGTTCAAAGTGTTGTGAGTCCCGCTAGTCCAGATGCAGTTGTAATAACAATTGTTGATTCAGCTGGAACAACTAAAATAGATGAGGCTGCTATGACAGCAGACGACACTACTACTTATTTTTATTTATTTCAAAGTGCAACAACAGATGTTGAGGGTAGATTTTATGTTACAATTAAATGTACCAAAGGAAGTTATGTTGGAATATCAAAAAAAGTGTTTGAATTAAGGAATAGTTAATGGAAATAAAGTTGTCTTGTAAAGATGAAAGAAGCATAAAGAAAAACTATTGTATAGATTGTGGAAAAGAAATAACAGGTAAAAAATATTGTCAAAAATGTTATTTTGCTTTTGTTAAGACTTTTGGTTTAAATCATAAATATAATTGTCAATGTGCTTCCTGTTTAACTAAACGAGGAAAATTAAAACATAAAGAAGGGTGTCAATGCTGTTCTTGTAAAGCAAAAAGAGGAGATTATAAAGGCAAGAATCATCCCATGTATGGTAAGAAAAGAATTATTACTGAAGAGCAGAGAAGGAACTCAAGCATAAACAATGCTTGTTATTGGAAGGGTAAATGTTTTTCTGAGGAACATAAAATAAAATTAAGTTTGGCTAAAGTAAACTATGTTCCGTGGATAAAAGGGAAACAGCATACAAAAGAATCGAAGAAACAGATGAGTTTATCTCATGGGGGTACGGGAATTACAGGAGAATTATCAGAGTATGGTGCAGAATTTGATAATACTAAAAGAGAACAAGTAAGATTTAGAGACCATTATAAGTGTCGTATGTGTGGGGGTTCTCAAATAGAAAATGAGAAACAATTAGATATTCATCACAAAGATTACGATAAGAAGAATAATAAATGGAATAATTTAATTACTTTATGTAGACAATGCCACATGAGAACTAACCATAATAGAAAATATTGGAAGATATATTTTAAAGGAGTTTTAGATGAAGATTTGTGTACTTAATAACAGCCTATCTCCGGCATTTGTAATTAAAACAGAGGATGAAAATATTTTAGTAAACACACCTAAGGGGTTTTATTATTCTTTAGATGATGAAATAGATAGTGTGTTGTTTACATCAGATGATTTATATCATACTTATGATATTGAACAGCTAAAGTATATTTCTAAAAAGATGTTAATATGTTATGCTTTTAAAGAGTTTATTCCAAATCTGAAGAAGCTAATTACAACATATGATTTACCATTAACATTAAAAGAAGTTAAGCCTTATATAGAAATTAAAAAAGGAATTACTACATTATTTTTACATAAGAAACCAATAGGTATTTATTCCAATATATCTATGGGGTTAAAATTAAATAATACTGTGATTCTTCCATTGTTTAAGAGTATAACTGATAAGACAAAACAACTATTGGACAATACAGATTTAATTTTATTAACATTGAAATATTTAGAAACAGATGAGAAAAATAATTCAAGTTCAGTAGATGAAATGATAAATTTATTAAACGACATTAATGTTAAGGAGCTTTGTTTTTTAGGATTAGGTGCAGAACTAAAACATACGTTTGATAGAGAATATTTAAAGGTTGGGAATAAATTAAAAATAGATTAAAATTTTTCCACATTATATTTTCTTTATTTATATATGAAAAACATATTTGAAAAAAATCATTTTATGAAACTTTGTACCGAGGAGTTAAACATGCAGAGAGAACACTATAGTCCTAATGCTAAATTCAATTTTGATTTTGCATTAAAGACTAAAGCAAAAGACGATTCTGGATTTTTTGTTGTGGGGTTTGCTTCAACACCAGGATTAGATAGACATGGCGAAATAATTTCAGAAGAAGCTTTAAAAAAAGCAGCTTCTAATCTATTAAAGAAACCTAATAATGTTCTATTTTTAAATCACAATTATGATAGACCTATTGGTGTTATTCAAGAGAGTGCTTATGTTTCTGGTGGTCTGATGATTAAAGCTAAGATTTCTAATACAGAACCAGTATTAAGGGAACAAATTTCAGAGGGGCTTTGGAATGCTTTTTCAATTGGCGGTATAGTTAAAGAAGCTGAAGAAATAAAAAATAAAGAAGATGATTTAATAGGATATAAAATTACAGAAATTGAATTGGTTGAAGTTTCATTAGTTGGTGTTCCAGCCAACCCAGAAGCTACACTATTAGAAGTAATTTCAAAAAGTTTATTTGATAAAAATGCTAAGATAGTTAATAATTCTATTGAAGCAGTAGTAAAATCTAATAAAGTAATAGTAGTTAAGGAAAAAGAAATTGTAGATTTAAAAGAGGTGTATGCTTTAGGAGGCTCAAGAAAATCAGAAGATTATGTTACTAAGGATATATTTAGTAATTTTTTAAATGAAGAATCTCATAAACAAAAAGTTATTACTCAGTCATATAATTATTTTAAATTAGCACTTATCTCAAAAGCAATACAAGAATATATAGGTACAGCTGGTTGGGTTTGCAAAGAAATTATAAATATAAATCCATATAATAGTAACGATAGAACTAGACCAGTATTTAGTAATTTACAAACTTCTAGAGATATTAAAGAGGAATTACTTGTAGACGGCTATTTTTGCTTAGAAAAAGGAAATGATAAATTAGTTGTTGGTGTTTTTCCTGCATGGTCTTGTTTTTATACAGCAATTTACTCTGATAGTTCTTCAAAAGATTTAGCTAGTAATTTTGTTACTGGTTATGAAACTTGGGCAAAAGAAAATAATTTCTTTATTGGAGAAAAGATAACAGCTAAAGGGGAATTTTTAGATATTCCCGATATGGATTTTGATACTGTTAAACTACCAGCAGACCAAAAGAAAGCAATTAAAGTTGGAGCATTAGAGTTCTTTAATAAAAAAGATATTTATATAAAAAATAATCTTCCATTTAAAAGGGGATTGATTTTTGCAGGAGAGCCGGGAACTGGTAAAACATTAACTGGTAAAGCATTATTAAATAAATCAGAGAGTACTTTTATTTGGGTTACATCTGCAGATTTATCAAATAGCTATGGTGATATTAATTCAAAGGCATTTAAACAATATTTAGAAATGGCTAAAGAATTATCACCTTGTATATTATTTGCTGAAGATGTAGATGATTATTTAGATTCTAAATCAGCCGTAGATACAATCAAAACACAAATGGATGGTTTAAATTCTATGGATGGTGTAGTTACTATATTATGTACTAACTACCCAGAAAGTATTCCTAAATCTTTAATTGATAGACCTAGTAGATTTGATGATGTTATAAAGTTTGAATTGCCAGATGAAGAATTAAGACTTGAAATATTAGAAGCACACATGAAAAGCGTAACAATAAAGGATAGAGATACAGCATTAAAAACAATAGCTAAAAAATCAGAAGGATTAACAGGGGCTCATTTAAAAGAAGTTGCTGTATACAGTATTTTATTAGCAGCAGATGATAATAATAGAGAAGAAATTAATTTAAAAGATTTAAATAAGGCTTTAGATAAGGTTTTAAAGACAAGAGAATTAATTAACAATATGGTTGAAAAGAAAAAATATGTACAAGATATTAGAAAGTTTACACTTGGAGGTGAAATCATGAATAAGGAAATTAAGAAGAAAACTGAAAAAGTAGAAGAAGTAAAAGAAGAAAAAGTTGAAGAAGTAAAAGATGTAGAAGATGTTAAGACTGAAAAGGTTGAAGACGAAAATATAGAAGTTAAAGAAGAAAAAGTTGTTGAAGAGGAAAAGAAAGAAGACGTTGAAGACGTTGAAGAAAAAGTTGAAGAGGTAGTGGAAGAAAAGGAATTTAATTTAGAAGAAACCTTAAAAGCTATCAATACAAAGTTGGACTCTTTTAGCACTTTAGTTGCAGATATTAAAGCAATTAAAGAAGCAACTGTTACTGCGGTTAAATCTGAAAAGCTTGATGAAGCCGAAGAGGAAGTTGAAGAAGTGAAAGAAATTAAGCCTAAGAGAAAAGCTGTAATTGTTGAAGAAAAAGGAACAGAAGAAGAAGCACTTCTTAAACAGTTGGAAGAGATGTCATTAAAAGAAATTATGGAAACTCCGGCTGTTTGGGATAAGTTAGATAAAGATATGCAAAAAGAAATAAAAAATAAGTATGTTGTTGAAAGTTTAGTAAAATAAAAAATTTAAAAATCTAGAAAATAAGGAGGTACAACTCAATGGATATAGACTTAAGAAAGAAATTTCTACAATCATTACTACGTAAAACAGCTATGGCTTCAGACACTAATTTATATGTAGATGATAGTACTGGAGAAAGTTACTTACCTAAACCTATCGCTGATGAGATTATCAAAGAAGTATATGAGAGAAATATTGCGAGACAATTATTTAGAACTATAAACGTTCCAGGTAAAACTTTATCAATACCTTCTGTTGCATACGACGATGAAAATATTTATCAAGTAGGAACAGGTGTGGGTACTTCAACAGTTGTTGGTGATGACAACTCTAAACAGTTAGAATATTCAACTTCTGCAGTTGTATTAAAACCAGGTAAGTTAGCTGCAAAAGCCGAGGTTGCTAATGATGATATTAATGACGCAAGTTTAATGGTCGTTGATTTAATCTTAGAAGCTTTTGGTACTGCTTTTGCTAGAGCTGAAGAGAAGGCAATGATTTCTGCTACTGCTCAAGATGCTACTTCATCTGATTATACAAGTTTAGTAGAAGGATTATTCTATTCTGCAGCTGACGCTCAGAAGAATACTGATACTGTTACTATTAATGCTTCCACAGATTATGGTATGACAGACGGTATTTCTGAAGGTATTAAAAACTTAGGTGTTCATGCTAGAGGAGATGTTGTTTTAATCTGCTCTGATAAGTTCGCTCATCAGTTAAGAATTGATAGAGGTGTTAAGAATGATGTTTTTGGTACAGCTCAGGTTGTTCAAAAAGGTTCATTACCTAAAATCTACGGCGTTGAAGTTTACTCATCTTCATATGTTGATGATATTGATTCTAATAAGGCTATTCTTATACCTAAATCTGAGCCATTAATTGGTCAGGGTAGAGGCGTACAGATTAGACGTAAAGAAGATATCGAAAGAGATAGTCAGATTTTTGTTTGTTTTGAAAGATTTGATTTTACTCTTAGACATATGACTTCTAGTAAATGGGATGCGATTGTCCGTATGGATATTACTCAATCCTAGGATAAAAATCAATAGGGGGAGTTTTGTCTCCCCCTTTTAAATTTAGGAGTAATGTATTGCTTGAATTTAATTCAATATTTTCTATTTATAGAAAGACAAGATTTAATTTAGTTGAAAAGAAAACTAAAAAAATATCCTTATCTCGAGGGGAGTATAAGTTTGCTTTAATTGAATCATACAATATTTCTGATTATGATAAATATATTCAGATTGTTGATGATTTGTCAAAAGCAAACTATTTTATTATCCATGTAACACCAAACATTCCTAAAAAACCTATAATAATAAACAATTTAATTTATGTTAAAGCACCCTCTAAATTTATGGGCAATACAACTTTTTTAAAGAAAGATTATCATAAGTTTTCAATTGTATTAGGTATTGGGGGGGACGGAATTATAGAAGCCAATAGAATTTCTAGAACATTTAAGATAGAATTAAATACTAATACAAAAGTATTACCTACAGGTAAAATGATTGATTGTGTTGTTGATGGGTCTTCTAAAATTAAAATATTATTTGATACTAATTATGAAGCATCTGGTAGAGGATTAGGGGATATTTTAATGACTACAGCAATCATAAAACAAATTAAAAAAAAATATCCAAATTCATTATTAACATATTCAACTAAGCCCGAAGGTAAAGCAATTCTTGCTAATAACCCCAATGTAGATAACTTAAAAACAGAGTCTTATAATAAAGTAGTGTTAGAAGATGACTTACAGAATTATGATGAACATTTCTTTTTAGGTAAAATGACAGAAGATTATCTTGATAAAAGAAACCAACAGCCTAGGGTTGATTCAATGGCTGAAATGTTTGATATAAAATTAGATTCTAAATTGCCTGAAATATATTTAACTGAAGAAGAAAAGGATTTAGTTTCTGATTATATAGATGTTAAAAAGTTTAATATTGTTATTTGTATAGAAGGACTGGAAAGATATAGAAATTGGAGAATAGATTATTTAAACGAATTAGTTTCTAAATTTGATTCTAAAAATTATAATTTAATACTAGTGGGGAATAAAAAAATAGAAGTAGAAGGGGTTTTAAATTTAACAGGTAAAACAACAATAAGACAATTGTTTGGTATTATATCTCAAGTTGATTTAGTAGTTACAATGGATAACTTTGTAAGTCACATTGCTGCAGCCTTTAATATAAAAGAAATAATTATGTATACAACTATTCCAGCTGAGTGGAGAAGTTTATATTATAAAAATGCTATCCCAATTCAAAGCCCCACCGAATGTTCTCCTTGTTGGAATTTGATGAATATAAAAGGAAAAATAAATGAAGGATAAAGTTCAATGTAAGCTTTGTAATAGATATTTTAAAGCAATTACAAATACGCATTTAAAAAAGGAACATAATATTTCTATTTTAATGTATAGAAGTAAGTTTCCTAAATTTGAAGTAACTTCTGAAAAGACAAAATCTAAACGTTCTAAATCTTTTAGTTGTCATAAAAAAGATTGTCAATGTTCTTTCTGTAAAGCAATGCGAGGAGAATATAAAGGAAAAATATTTACAGAAGAACATCGTAAAAATTTAAGTTTGGTTGCTTTAGGTAAAGTTCCTTGGAATAAAGGAATAAAGAGACCAAAGCATAGCAAACTAATGAGTGGAAAAGCATGTCATTTTTATGGAAAACCCCAAAGACCACATTGGGGGGAATATAAAAATATAAATATGCGCTCTTCCTGGGAAATTGCTTATGCAAAATATCTTGATAAGAATAACATTAAGTGGGAATATGAGCCGGATACATTTGATTTAGAATATACAACATATACACCAGATTTTAAAATAGAAAATAAAAAATATATAGAGATAAAAGGATATATGAGTCCAGAAGCTTATTTTAAAATTAAAAAATTTATACTAACCAATTCAGAAATAGATTATGTATTATTAATAGAAAAAGATTTAAAACAAAAAGGGATATTAAAATGAGAAGTTGCCCCTATAATGGAAAATGTATAGATAATTTAACTCCAGATTTAATATTTAATTACATTAAAAAGAATTGTTCAAAAAAGAATAGAGAAATTCAAGATTTTTGTAAAACAAATTTAAAAAAAAATTCAAAATCAAAATTGCCTATAGTAAAAAACAATTCGAAGGTTGTTTGTATTTCATTGTGGAGAAGATTAGGAGATTGCTTATTTGCCATACCAGCTATAAAACAAATAAGAAAAAAATATCCAAACCATAGAATCATTTGGTTAACACATTATAAGTATTATGATATAGTTAAGAATTTACCTTATATAGATGATTATGTTTTATTTCAAGGCAAGATAGAAGATGGTTGGGATGCTTATTTATTAAACCCTGAAGGACAGATTACAAAATTTGTAAACCAATTAAAACCAGAAAAGTTTTATGATTTACATATTAGCCCTCAGTATAGTTCAGATTTAACTAGAAAAGAATATAGTATAGTTGAATATGTTGGTTATGAGAGAGCTGGCTTAACTGAATTAGATACTCAATTAGAATACTATCCAGATAAAGAATTAGATAGTGTAGTTAAAAAAGATTTTGATGAATTTAGAAAAGGTTACAAGGGGATAGTAACATTTAATAGTAGCTGTTTTTCAATAGCACATGAAAAATTATTTTCCAAAAGTGATATAGATAATGTTTTAGACTTATTTGAAAAAGATGGGTATCGAGTAATTAATCTAGGTCATATTTTAGACAGTAAATGTAGTAATAGAATTAATTATCAGCATTGTTCTTTAGATTATATTTATTATGGAGTAAAGCATTCAGATTTATTTATTGGGTTTGATAGCGGGGTTAGAAATCTTGCTTTAACAGTTCCAAATTCAAATGTTATTAGTTTAGATAACAAGCAATCAATAAAAAATAAATCCTCAGTAGAATTAGTTTCTGACTCATATACACATGTTGCTGTTAATATTGATGAAGAGAAACCTTATAGTGTATATTTAAAGGGTAAAAGTTTATTAACAGGAAAAGAAATAATAGTGACTGAATATTCAGACATTTTAAAATATCAATTTATTAGAAGAAAAGAAACTGCTGCTATAAAATTACAAAATGAAGAAAGAAAAAAGAAATGAAAAAAGATTTTAAAGGTTTTATTGGGGAGAAGCATTATGCAGTATGATGCCGTTATTTTAGTTACAAGTTCAAATGGGCAAAGTGAAATAACAAAAAAATGTTTGGATAGCATTGTATCTAAATTTAAAATAAAAATCTTTTTATTAAATTATGGAGTAGGGGATAAAGAAATTCAAAAATTAGGGAACAAAGTAGATTACTTTGAAGAATTTCCTGACGGCACTCCAATAACTGTAGAAATGAACCGAGGAATTCAATTAGCTATCCCAAAAACTAAAATTGTATTTAATCTTAATAACGATACTGTTATGCATAAAAAAACAATTGATTTTATGATAGAGGTTTTAAAGACAACAGATATAAAATCTCTTTGCGGTCACATAACAACTTCTTTAGACGAATTGCACGATTTTGATATAAAAGAAAAAGGTGATTTATATTATAAAGATAATTTTGTAAGTCAAAATAAATTTAAATCTTGGCTTGAGGTTTTAAATGTTGATTTTGGCTTTGATTTGTATTCTGCGAATGCTTGGCACACAGATTATTTTAAGCAGATTGGCTTAGTAGATAGTAAAAATTTTAATGAGGGTATTTACTTTTGGGATACTGATTATCAGTACAGGGGTGTTTTAAAGGGTATAGAAACGTATGTAGCAAGTAGTGCAGTATATTATCATGCTTGTGCTCATACTGCAAATACAAGTACTGCTGCAAGAAGTAGACTTGATGAAATGTACATAAAGATGAAATTAGCTTATCAAAAAAAATGGGGTGGTAAATTAACAACTAGTATGTATATTGGTACACAACACAATGAAGATTTTGTAGTTCCTAATCAAGATAAATTAAAGCAATCTGAACTTTTAGAATTTAGTACAGGAAAAATAAAGAAGTGAAAAAAAAATTAAATATTAAAGCTATAGAAAAACATTGGAATGAAACAGCTCAGAAAGATGTAATGCATTATATTTCTTGGAGTGGTGATTGGGGTATTCCTCATGGAAAAGCTAGATTTTATGCTGCTGGTAAAACAGAAGTAGAAGTTTTGATGTTTAGGTTATGTGATTATGATTTGGGGGATTCAGCTTTAGAAGTTGGTTGTGGTATAGGGAGACAAACAAAAGAGTTATCTACTAGATTTAAGAAATTATATGCTGTAGATATTTCTGAAAAGATGATAGAGAGAGCTAAAGAAGAATTATCAGAGATTAAAAATATAGATTTTAAAAAGATAGACGGCATTAATCTAACTCATATAAAAAATAATTCAATTAGCTTTGTGTATAGCTTTATAGTTTTACAACATATATCAAAAGAGCCTGCTTGTAAATTAATAAATGAAATGTGTAGAGTATTAAAGGAAAAAGGGATAATACATTTTCAGTTTTATAATTTAGAAAGGGATAATAATGATGATGATGATGCCCATATATTACAATATCTAGATTTACATTCTATTGAAAAAATATTTAAAAAACATTCAATAGAGATACAGAGATTAGAAGGAATGAGAACTCATTATGCTTGGGTAACTGGGATAAAGAACTAGGAGATAAGAATGGAAGATGTAACAAGTTTTGCAGCTATTGGAGAAGAAACATTATCAATTGAATTGAAGAAGCTTAGAGACACATTAAAAGAAATAGATATTGATATAATATTATGCTATGGTGTGTTACTTGGAGCAATTCGTGAGAATAGATTTTTGCCTTGGGATAAAGATATTGATGTATTTTTATTACCACATATTGATTTAGAAAAAGTAAAGAAACATTTAATAGATAAGGGATATGATGCAGTATCATCTGGGGCAACTGATGTTCCATTTGGAGAATTCTTATGGGCAAAAAGATATGTAGATGATAAGATAATAGTATTTGAATTACAGCAAGTTCATTATAAAGATGACATAGCTTTTACTAATAAATATTTAGGTGATTCTTATAATAAGGAAGTAAAGAAAGCAGCAACAGTATATCCAAAAAGAATGTTTGCAGAATTAGATACTATTGAATTTTATGGAGAAAAGTATTTTATACCTAGCAACGCTAAGGAATATTTAACAATGACTTATTACAACTGGAAAGAACCAGAAGAATATGTTGATTGGAGATACCATACAAAGTCACTACAAGAAGGCTGGGTTGAAATGGATAATGAAAAAGAGGAGAACAAATGAAATTATTAGCGTTGGTATGTTTATTGTTTATATGTAGCGGGTGCATTTCAGGAACAGGCTTTAATAAGAAAGCAACTTTAATGCCAGATGAGGTAAGTATATCGATTGATGCTGACCCACAAGATAATTGGAAAACAACTGAAGTAACAGGAGGTTTAAAATGGAAACTAAATTAAGAAGTGCAACTAAAAGTTTTATGTGGAGAATTATGGGAGTATTGATATTAGGTGCTGTTACTTACTTTTATACAAGGCAGTGGGGTCAAACATCTCTTATAACATTTTTACATCATGGGATATTTTTAATAGTTTTTTATCTTCATGAAAGAATGTGGTTGAAGCTAGAGAATAAATATGGTCCTTTTAAAATATTGTCTAAATCTTTATGGAAGATGTTTACGTATGAAACCCTTTTAGGTAATATAATATTAGGTTTGATTACTTATTTAATTACTGGAAGTGGAAAACAAATGGGTCAAATAACATTAACTTACATTGGTATCAAACACATTTTATATATTTTAAATGAATTTGTGTGGAGGAAAAAATGAAAATAGTATACGCCTATGTGTGTGGAGATATCTTACATACTGGGCATTTATTGCAATTGGAAAATGCTAAAGCATTAGGAGACAAATTAATTGTTGGAGTATTAACTGATAAAGCTGTAATGGAGAAGAAGCCAAAACCAACTATGTCTTTTAAAGAAAGATTAAATTTAGTTAAAGCTATTAAATATGTTGATTGTGTTGTAGCTCAAGATGATTATTCTCCACTCGCAAACATGAAGGGGATTAAACCAGATATATTAGCTGAAAGTTTAGACCATAAAAACCAACCAGCTAATGATTTTGTAGAATCTTATGGAGGGAGAGTTGTTGCTTTTCCATATTGTCCAGGTATAAGTAGTAGTGATATTAAAGAAGAAGTAAGGAGAGAAATAAAATGAAAAAAATATTAGTGTGTGGTGCAGGTGGATTTATAGGAAGTCATATGGGTGAGTATTTAACAAAACAAGGTCATTGGGTAAGAGCGGTAGATATAAAATGGGATAATTTTTTAAAAAGAAAATTTTATGATGAAAAGATGACATTAGATTTAAGAGAATTAAAGAATTGTATAACTGCTTTAATGGGTGTAGATGAAGTATATCAATTTGCAGCCGATATGGGGGGCATAGGTTATATAACAAGTAATCATGCAACATTAGCTAGAAATAATATTTTAATAAACGCTAATATGTTAGAAGCTTGTACGATATTAGGAGTAAGAAAAATATTTTATAGTTCTTCAGCTTGTGTATATCCTAATTTTAAACAAACTAAGGCAGATGTAATTTCTTTAAAAGAAGAAGATGCAATGCCAGCAGACCCAAATGAAATTTATGGTTGGGAAAAATTATTTTCAGAACAACTATATAAAGCTTATGAACAAGATAGACATATGGAAGTTAGAATGGCTAGATTTCATAATATATTTGGAGAAGAAGGTACTTATAAAGATGGTAAAGAAAAAGCTCCAGCAGCCTTATGTAGAAAAATAGCTAACGCAGTACTTACTGGGAGTTTGAAAATAGATGTATGGGGAGATGGAAAACAAACAAGGTCATTTATGCATGTTAAAGATGTGTGTGAGGGAATTTACACTTTAATGGAATCAAGGCATTCAGAGCCATTAAATTTAGGTTCAGATAGATTGATAGCAATAGATGATTTAGCTAAATTAATATTTGATATTGCTAAAGTTAAATGTAAAATAAAACACGACTTAACAAAGCCGGTTGGTGTTAGAGGAAGAAATTCTGACAATACAAAATGTAGAAGAGTTCTAGGATGGGAACCAAAAGTAAGTTTAGAAGAAGGATTGATAACTACATATGAGTGGATACTTGAACAATTAAAAAAGGAGAAAAAGAATGGTTAACTGGGGCGATAAACTAGACAGGCTTACAATTAATTTTATTAAGAAAAGTAAGAAGAGTGGAGAGACTCCATCTCCAACAAGATTATTATTTTTAATAGAAGAATTATGCAACTTGAATTTAGCATTGTGGACATTAGAAGATGAAATAAGAAGTGGTATTCCTGATGAGCAAGCAGGGAAGATAGGAAAAGAAATAGCAAGAGTAAACGATAAGAGAGCTAAAACTAAAAATAAAATCAATAAGCTTTTGGGCTCCAATGAACGAGAGGAAAAGATATATTCATGATAGCTGCTGGGTTAGATTATATTATTGAGCAGCATAAACTTTTACATGAGAATAATATTTATGGAATTAGTTCTATTTATTTACAAGTACCAATATCTAAAATGATAAGAGAATTGAAACCTAAAAGAGTATTAGATTATGGATGTGGACAAAGTAGTTTAGTGAATGTATTAGAGAAAGAATTTCCTAATATAGAATTTGAAAAGTATGACCCAGCAATAGAAGAATATAGTAAAGAACCAGAAGGAAAATATGATTTAATTATTTGCACCGATGTATTAGAACATATACCAGAAGAATATTTAAGTACTTTGTTGTTTAAAATTTCTAACTTATCAGGCAATGTTATATTCAATATTTCAACACAGACAGCAATTTGGCATTTGCCTGATGGTTCTAATTGTCACAAGACAGTTAAAGAAAAAGAATGGTGGTTGGAAAAGATACAAAAATATTTTGAAAGTGCGAATATGTTTTCTAGTAAGTATTTTATGTTAGGAATTAAAACTTGGAGTTCAGAATGCGAGAAGTAATAATCGTGGGCGGTGGCTATTCAATAAAAGAGGGAATTGAGAATAATCTTTGGGAAAAGATAAAAGATAAGAATGTATGGTCTTTAAATTTTGCTTTTAAGTTTATGCCCTTTATTCCAACTAAACAAATCTGGGCTGACACAAGCGTTTGGGAAAAATGTAAAGATGAATTATTAGAATTACATGATAAGGGAGCTCAATTAGTTTGTAGAAATTATGGTGGCTATGAAGATTATCCTTTTATAGAGAAGTATGATGTTAATTGTTTTGAGTATAAGGGAGCACAAGCTGATAAGGAATTATTTATTGGTAGGATGGGATTGGTTGGATTGTTTGCAATATCTTATGCCGCTAAATTAGGATATGATACAATATACTTATTAGGCTATGACTTTGGTGCTCCAAATATTAGAGAACAAAAAACACATTTTTATCAAGAAGAAGATGCTAATATAAATGCTGGGGCATATGGCAAAGCAGGAATATATTGGGATGGACTATATGAACTTAGACATGAAATAACGGATTTTAAAAAATTTAAAGATGATTTAGGATATAAAGTGTACAATGTAAGCAAGGAATCAAACATACCACAGTTTGAAAAGATTTCGTATGATGATTTCTTTGATTACATAAAATAATATGCTAAAATATTTTCTTTATTAATGGAGGACACACAATGAATATACTGCTATTGATTGACAAAAACGATATAAAAAGAAAGTTTTTAAACAAGGGATTGGTCCAACGAGTAACAGAGCAATTTGTTTTAAAAAAACACAATGTAAGTATTTTTACTTCAGATGAAGAAGCTAAAGTTAAAATAAATAAAAAATATTTATTGGATGTTCCTTCACTATCAGAAGCTCTTGATATAGTTAGAAAGAAAGATGATGACTTTGTATTAATAACTAAATTAGGATTATCAAATATTGATTTTGATAAGTTATTTATATACCACAAAGGACACAACGAAGATTGTACATTAGTTTGTAGAAATTTAGTTAAAGGAAAAACAACTCCAGTATACAAACTTAACAGTGAGAAATATATTACTGGGGTAAATAAAAAAAGATATGCTAGTTGTGGTATTTATATTTTTAAAAGCTCAGTTAAATTTTCAAATTTAAAATCATTAAGTTCTTTGGTGAATCATTTAATAGATTCTAATAAAATAAAAGGATTTATTCATGCAGGTTATTACAGTGATGACGAGTTTAAAATAAAAGGTATAGAACATAAGTTTAAAAGGAGAGAGTATCTAAGTGGGAAAGACTTTTCGAAAAGGTGATAATTGGACCAACAAATTTAAAAACAAGATTCATAAAGATAAAACTAAATTAAAACAAAAAAGAAGATTAAGAAAAATAGTTAATCCAAATATAAAGATAGATATTTCAGAGGAGGAATTTTTAGATGTCTGAAACAAATGAATTATATAAAGCAATAGATGTAGAAACCTTATTGAATTTAAGTGCTAATTCTGTAAGTGATGATATGTTAGATATAGCACAAAAGCAGGTTGAGGAATTATTAGCTAAAGATTATGGAATTGCTAAATCTAAAACAGAAGCTTTTTATTTATATGAAAAAACAGATATAGTGAAACTAAAGCATCAAAATATAATTGCAGTTTCAAGTCTTACAATAGAAGATGTAGATGAAGATGGCTTATCAGAAGATGACCATGAGTTTTATGTTTTTAAAGAAGATGGGATTATTAAATGTAGTTCATTCACTACTCTAAAGACTATTACAATAGTATATACATATGGGAATTGTACTGTTGGAACATTAGATAAATATCTACAATTATTATTTATCTTAAAACAGATAATTCTTACCAACCCTAGTTTAATTACTAAAGAAGCAATTTCAGAAAAAGTCGGAGATTATACAATCAAGTATAATGTAACCGAACTCACCCAAAGACCACAAATGATAGATAAAGCTATTCAAGATGTAATATCTGTTATGGATGGCAACGATTTATTCTTTCTATAATAGAACCTTCGGTTTACCACATAAAAAAATAATGAAACTAATAGTTGACATTTTGTTTAGTTATGTGGTATAATCTTATTAGATAAAGAAATGATTCTTTATTAAAACAAAGGGGAACAAAATGAAAATAGATAAAGAAAGAAAAAATAGAATACTATTTTACATTGAAGATATGAAAAGTAATTTAGACACCCAGAAAAAAATATATAAAATACAAAAAGAGAAAAAAGCTGTATATCAAATGTCAAGAACTAAAATAATGATAGTTAAGGCTAAGTTAGATTATGAAAATGCTAAAAAGTTATTAAGAAGTTTAACTAAATAAAGGGGAAAGAGAATGAGTATAGAACAAATAGTAAAAGAAAAGAAGGCAAAAGCAAAGAGGAAGAATTTTAAAAATATTACTACTAAAGCTAACAAAGAAAAAAGGAGAAAGTTTGTAAATTATACTTGCTCAAAATGTAAAAGAGAGTATCATATACAAGTAAATCGTAAAGAAGCTTGGGAAGAGGTAGATTTGAAAAAGCATATTTGCCCAATATGTAGTGCAACAAAAATAAGAAGAATATAGTTTACAAATATTGAAACATAATATATAATATAATTAACCAAATAAAAAGGAGAAGCAAAATGAATTATAATGAACTAACAAAGAAGATATGTGATAATGATTATGAAACAAAGTTACCCTATCCCATGTATTCAGATAAGAAGAGACCAAAGGATGATACAATTAAGGATAAAGAAATTAAAAATGCTCATCGTGAAGATGCTAGAAGACTAATTAAAGAATTTGAAAAGGATTGTTATACATATACTTCTGAAAAATTAGCTATAAGCAATTACCCAGCATTTAAATTTGTATTTGATGAAGCTTGGGAAGAAGGACATTCTGAAGGATATTTAGGGGTTTTAAATTACTTAGATAACTATTTAGATATGATAAAAAGATATATTAAATAGAAAGGAGGAAATGTTAAAATGAGTGAAGATAAAAAAGTAAATAAATTTAAAGAGTTAGCAGAAAAAGTTTTACTTGAGACTAAAGAAAGCAGAACTGAACTGGATAAATTAGATACTAAATTGTATCAAGAAGATTTAACTTCAGAAAGTTCTTTAGAGATGGCAAGAAAAGCAGCAGGGCATGGTAATTTTATTTTAAAGAAGTATATTAAAATAAAATCATTGATGCTTAATTCTAAAAATAATAAGCATTCAGAATTAAAAATTGAAGCTGCAAAGTCAGGAGATAAATTTGTTAATGCTACTGCAGATAGAGAAGCTTCAGGATATGTTAATGATTTAAGGTTAGTAAGAGATATACTGGAAGCTTACGTAACTGCAGCTAACAATGTAGTTTCAGTTTGTAGAATGCATAGAATAGAAAGACAAAGTGATGAGGCTATTTCAGCAAATCTATAACCAAAAGTAAGGGAGAAGTGAAATGGATAAATTGACTACTTTAGCAATTGACTATCAAACAACTCACAATCAAGATGCTGTATCAGAAATTCAAAAAATGATATTCCCACTAATCAGGAACTTAATGCACAAGTGGCATTTTGATAATTTTCCACAAATAATAAAGCAAGAATTAATTGAAGATTCTCAACAGTTAGTTCTTGCTAAATGTTTAAATTCTTATGATACATCAAAAGGTAATTGTAAATTCACTAGTTACTTTATGACCTCGTTAAACTTTTTTCTTAGAAGCCAATATATGAAGTATTTCCAAAAAGGTAAATCTATCTCTAAAAGGAATGGAGAATTTAAGAAGTCTTCTTTAGATGAATTATGTGCTATAAATAATTCATTCTTGGATAAACAATTTGAGGATACCACCATAGATATTAAAAAAGAAGTAAATGTAAAGTTTATGTTAAAAGCTATTAAAAAGTTAACTGCTAAAGATAGAAAATTTCTTGAAGATTGTTATTTAAATAAAAAAACAAATAAGGAAATTTATAGTAAATATAAGCTACGGCACTCTACATTAGAAAAAAATAAAAATAAACTTGTACTTTTCTTAAAAAATAATATATAATATAATTTTATAAATAGTTAAAAAGGTTAAATAGATAAATAGATAAAGAATAGAGAAAATGAAAATAAAGAATCTAGGAAATTTACTGAACCAAGTAAAACCTTATTTAAAAGAATACTTAGAAGATGTAGGAACTGAATTTACAGAAACTCATTTTCAATGCCCAAATAGAAAAGAGCATACAAACCAAGATGAAACAGTAGCCTGCAACTTCTATCCTGATAGTGAGCATTTTAAGTGCTTTGTATGTAATGAGAATGGAGATATATTTAATGCTTGCCATTTGCTAGAAGGCAGACCATTAAGTGGTAAAGGATTCATAGAAGATAATGTATTATACTTAGCTAAGAAATATAATATAACCTATGAACTAGAACAAGAGACCCCAGAAGAAGTAAACTTTTTTAAAGCCCAAAAATTTCTAGAGAGTATTATAAAAGTAGCTAACAATTATTTAATTGCTAAACAACCAAAAGAAATAAAAGATTACATAATAGAAAGAAAATGGAAGAAGGCAGTTAAATCCCACCAATTAGGATATTTAAAAGACTCCACTAAATTAAAAGAAGCATATAATAAATTATATAAAAAATATATAACTAGTGATTCAATAATTAATATTTCTTATTCTTCAATAATTAATAGAATACTTTACCCAGTAAGAAATGCTTACGGTTTAATTGTAGCATTATCTTCTAGAAGAATAAATGAATCAGGTATAAAGTACCAACACCATGTAATTAAAAAATCAAGTAAACCAACGAACGTTTTACTTAATTTAGATAAAGCAAGAAACTTTACTAAAGTTTACTTAGTGGAAGGTGCAAGTTCAATTTTTACTTTAGCAGAACATAAAATAGACAACACCGTAGCAGTACTGGGTTCTAGTTTAGCTGAAAAGCATTATGAGTGGTTAGTTAAAAATGGGATTAAAGAATTAGTATTTTGTTTTGATGGAGATGAAGCAGGAATTAAAGCAACATCTAAAGCAATTAAAGTAATTCAAACCAAAAATGAAATAAAAGTTTTAATAAAACAACTCCCTAAAAATTTAGACCCAGATGATTTAATTAAAGCAAAAGGGATTAAAGCCTTTATTGATTTAGAAGAAATTCCAATCTTTGAATTCCAATTAGCTAAATACAAAGAAGACGAAGAAAAGATTTATAGGGATTCATTATTTGAAATTATAAGTAATGTAAACGATGCTTTATTAAAAGAAAAACTAATTGGACGCATAGTAGAAGAAACCAAAGTACTTAAAACTTCAATCTTAGAAGAACTTAAAAAATTTGAAAGTAAAAATGATTTACTTCAGGGAATTACTACAGCAGAATATCTTGAAGAAGGTTACATATTAGAACAAGAAGTAGATAAGTTTGATGAACTAAGATGGAAGACCGAAGATTTAATTGGATTGAAAACAACGCATCCTTTATTTGATTTAGAAATGGATGGATTACAAAACGGATTACATATGGTTGGTGGAAAATGGAATGTGGGTAAATCTGCCTTTTGTTTAGATTTAGCTTTAAGGTTATTAAGAGATGAAAAGAATTACTTATTATATTTTTCAATAGATGACCCATCAGTATTTAAAACAATTCCTAGAATGATTGCAAATTTATCAGGTGCTACAATCAATCAGGTATTAAAACCAATAAGAGGAATTGAAAATAATGAAACAATGGATTCAGAAACAAAACAAGAATTATTAAATTGTACTGAAGCAGCAATTAAAGAAATTAGAAATTGCTCAAATAGATTTTCTTTAAGAGATGCTAAGTATGGGCAAGGGTTAGATTTCATAATTAAGAAAATTAGATTATGCAAGCAAAGGGCTTTAGATTTAAATAATAAAAACCTAGTAGTGTTTATTGATTTCCTGCATATGATTAAAGTACAAAATAAACAAGATACAGAAAAGCTAATTAGAATAGCAGAAGAATTAAAAGCATGCTCCACTTTATATGAATGCCCAATAGTAACTACAGTAATGGGAACTAAATCAGGAATGTCTGTTAAAAGTTTAAATGATGATTCAATTAAAGGTGCAGTTGAATTACAATATGAAGCAGATACAATCCTATTATTGGAATCAGATTTTTATGAAAAGAATTCAAAGATGTATTACTATGATATGGAAGGGGAGGCTAAACCAATAGTATCAGTTAATGTTTCAAAGAATAAAGTAAGTGGTTTTAAGGGAAAAATATTTTATAAATTCTTACCAGACCAATCAAAATTTACAGAATGTGAAGAAGAAGAACAACAAAAATTTAAAAAGAGCTCAATCTCTTATGACCTTTAAATTTGCGTTCTAAGGGCTTATCCTTATATACCCATAGAAGCCTATTAAAGCCTCAAAAAAGGCTTCAAACAAGGGCTGAACAGGGGTTAACAACTATATCTAAGCCATTATAGCATTAATAATATATAATATACTTAAAAAGGAGGTATATAATGAAAATAGAAATTTGGGAACCAAGGTGGCATGATAGAAAGGTATTAGTAGCAAAATATAAAGTAAAGTCTGGAATAAATGAAATAATATTTACAAAAGCAAAAAGCTTAAAAGATAAACTATTTAAAATGGATGAAAGGGAAATAAAAAAATATCCAATAGTATCAAATGGAAAAATAGATTGTTATGCTATTCCTTTAGATAAATTGGAGCAATTATGAAATGTACTAAATGTCAGTTATATAAGACATCATGTGTAGGAACAAAAAGCCATGTGAAGTTTGAAGGTGAAGGAAATTCAAATGCTGATATTATGTTTGTTGGTGATGTAATAGGATTTAATGATATACTAGAAAACAAATTATTTGCAGGTAAAGCTGGAACTATATTATCTGCAGCATTGATGAATTTAAATATAAAAAAAGAAGATATTTATTTAACAACACTTGTAAAATGTAAACCTGAACAAAGTAAAGCCCCAACAATAAAAGAAACAAACATATGTACTAGATACTTAGATGATGAAATTAAAGATATAAAACCAAAAGTAATTTGTGCTTTAGGTGGGGCAGCAACTGAATATTTTTTAAATGAAAGGGGGATTACAAAATTAAGAGGTGGTTCTAAATGGAATGATAAATATAATTGCTGGGTAGTTCCAATGTATCACCCAAGCTACTTATTAAGATTTTCAAAGTACTCACAAGTGTTTAAAGATTTTTATAAAGATATAAGTTTAGCAGTATCATTAACAACCGGAACTAAAAAAGAAATCATAACTAAATGTTCTGTAGCTAATACTATAGAAAAAGTAAAAAAGGTAAAAAAATATTTATTAAATAAAAAAGAATTTGCATTTGATACAGAAACAACTTCTTTAGACCCACAATTAAGTAAAGTAATTTGTGCTTCATTTAGTAGCAAAGAAGGAGAAGGAATAGTAATTCCATTTCAAGATGAAAGAATATTTAATGAAGAAGAACAAAAAGAAGTTAAAAAACAACTACAAGAAATACTTGGTTCAAGTTGTTTAAAGATAGCACAGAATGGAAAATTTGATATTAAACAATTGTTAATAAGAGGTATAGAAGTAAATACCTTTTATTTTGATACAATAATTGCTCACCATTTAATAGATGAGAATCTAAAACACGACTTATCTTTCTTAACTTCAATTTATACTACTATGAAAAGTTATAAAGATGGATTAAAAGATTATATTGTAGGTAATATAAAAATAGCATTTGAAAAAGAAGTTAAACAAAATACTTTAGTTCCTGTTACTAAAACATGTAATAGAAAATCAACTATATTAGATGCCCCATTAGATGAGCTATATGAATATGCTGCTAAAGATGCAGATGCTACTTTAAGAGTGTATAAAAAATTAGATGTAGTATTAAAAGAACAAAAGTTAAATAACTTATTTTATAAAGTAGTTATTCCAGTTGTACCTATATTAGCTAAAATGGAATTAGATGGAATAGGGGTTGATAAGGAGTATTTAGAAAAAGCTAACACTCAATTCATGTATAAAATAAAAATGTTAGAAAAAGAATTATTAGATAATAAAGATATAAAAGATTATTGTGCAAAAAGAGAGTTAAAAGTATTTAACTTTAATTCACCAAAACAATTAACTGAATTATTATTCGATGATATGAACTTAAAGCCGGTAAAGTTTACAGATAAGAATAATGCCTCAACTGATAAAGAATCTTTAGAAACATTAGCTAAAAAATATAAAAATAAATTTTTAAATACTATTGTTAGTTATAGAAAATTACAAAAGTTTCACAAAACATATATTGCAGCTTATTTAAAGTTAGGATTAGCTTCTTTAGATAATAAAATACACACTAATTATAAATTACATGGTACTACTACAGGAAGATTTTCAAGTAGTAATCCTAACTTACAAAATATTCCAAAGCGTGGTGGTGGTGATAAGTTAATTAGAAAATGTTTTGTAGCTAGAAAAGGGTATACTTTTTTAGAGGCTGATTATTCTCAGCTAGAATTTAGAATATTTGCTCATTATTCTAATGATAAAGAATTAATAAAAATAGCTGGAGAAGAAGATATACATGCTACAATAGCTGCAAAGATATTTAATTTATCACTTGATAAAGTAAGTAAAGAACAAAGAAGTATGGCAAAGGCAGCAGTATTTGGAGGGATTATGTATGGCGGTGGACCAAGTATTATAGTAAATAAGTTTGGAGTTTCTTTTCAAAGAGCCGAAAGAATAATTAATGAGTTCTTTGATAACTTTCCAACTGCTTATAAATATATAGTTGAACAAAAAAAGTTTGTTAAGGAAACTGAATACGTAATTAATTTATTTAATAGAAGAAGAAGATTAGATGGTGTGCATAGTAATGTTGCAGGAATTAGAAAAGCTTCTTTAAGACAAGCTATCAATGCTCCAATTCAAGGAGGAGGAGCAGATGTTGTATTATTAGCTATGCAAAAAGTATCTAAAGTAATTAAAGATATTGATTGTAACTTATTATTAAATATTCACGATTCTCTTATATTTGAAATCAATGATAATATTTTAAAAGAAACAGTATTAAGAATAAAAGAAGTAATGGAAAGACCAGTTAAACTTAAAGTACCTTTAGTTGTAACAATAGAATTAGGAATAAACTTAGGTGAAATGAAAGAAATTAATTATTAATTTTTGGAAAAATAATATATAATATAAGTAAGGAGGGATAAAATGATTATAAAAAAATCTTACGACAGAAATATTAACTTAGGAAATTATCAAACAGCAAGAGTTGGTATTACTTTAGAGAAAGAAATTAAAGGTAAGGTAACATCTGAAAAATTAAAGGAGGTAAGCAATAAACTATTAACGGTAGGAAAGACAATTGTTAATGAGGAATTAGAATCAATAAAAACAGAAGAGAGGATGAAAAACAATGAGTGAACAAATTGATGGATTAAGTGCAACAGTAACAACTCCTAATAGTGGTGGTCAAGGACATTATTTTAAAGGAGAGATTGAACCTGATACTTGGCATTTAGCTGAATTAGTTGAAATCAAATCTGGGGTTTCAAATTATAAAGGAAAAGAATCTCCAGCGTGGATTTGGGTATATGAATTACAGGATAAGAAGTTCGGCGTAAAAGATGATGAAGGTAAATTGCATAAAGCAAATGTAATAGAAAAGACTTCTCAAAAAGTAACTGGGCAACCTAGAGTAAGTAATGCATATAAGAGATATGCTCAGCTTACTGGAGTTGAATTAAAATCTGGAGAAAATGTTTCTTTAAAAAATTTATTTGGAACAGTTTGTAAGATAATGGTAAAAAATGTTCCTGGTGACGGGGATGTTATTTATCACAACATTGAAAAGATTTCTATTAAAGGAATTGAGACTACTAAAGAATCTATTTCTGAAGATTTACAAAAAGAAACAGATAAGAATGTAGAAGATGCTGCACCTAAAGGAAAAGCAGCTAAAAAAGAAAAGGTTACAGAAGAAGTAAAAGAAACATCTGATGATATTTTTGAGGGTTTGGATTTAGATTAAATGATTATGAGTTTAGATTTATCTCTCAAGAATTCTGGGTATGCTTTATTTACAAAGAATGGTTACTTAGTAGAAAAGAATTCAATAATACCAGCAAAAGAATTATCAAATACTTTTAAGATGCATTATATTGTTTCTAACCTTGAACAACTTTATGATAATGCAACTGATTTAGTAATTGAAGATTTATATTTTGGTAAAAACTTTGCTGGTATTAGAGAATTAGCTAGATTATCAGGAGCAGTTGTTTATTCTTGGGTTAAAGCTAAGTATAAAGAACCTATATTTTATATGGCTTCAACTGCTAGAAAATTAGTTGGCATAAATGGAAGAGCACACAAATCAGAGATTCAAATTTGGGTCCTTAAAAAATATTTTCAAGCTATAACTGTAGAACAATATGAAAGTGAACTTAATCTTTTAGTTGCAAGTCATCCAATAATAACAGCAAGAAAAGGAGTATCAGTAGAAGCTAAAGCAGCAAGTAAAAAAAATAAAAGTAAATTAAAAAGAGAATTAAATAAATTAAGTATTAGAATATATGAAGAGACAGGTGTTGGAGAAGATATAGCAGATTCAATTGTTTTAGGATTAGCTTTTATAGCAGAAGGAAAAATTAATGAGTGAACTAGACAAAGCAGTAAAAGAATTAAATAAAAAATTTGGTGATAGTTATGTTAAATATGGATTGTATAAAGATTATGATAGAGTTAGTTTTGGTATCACAGCTTTAGATATTGCTTCAGGAGGGGGATTCCCAAAAAGTAAAGTAGTAACTATAGCAGGAAAATACTCAGCCGGTAAGACTACAACTTCAATGAATGTTATAGCACAATTTCAAAAAGGGGGAGGCAAAGTTGCTTTAATAGACACTGAAGGAGGGTTCGACCCAGATTGGGCTTCCAAATTTGGTGTAGATGTAGAGAGCTTATTAGTAGCTAGACCAGAAACTATTGAAGAAGTATCTGATACTATTGAACCATTATTAGCTACAGGTGAATTAGATTTAATTGTGTTTGATTCAGTTGCAGCAACTCCCTCTAAAAAGGAATTAGAGGCTTCTGTTGACCAAAAATCTATGGGTGGGATAGCTAAAGAAGTTGGCTTATTAATGAGAAAAATTACTACTCGCTTAAAGGATGTTAAAACTTCTGTATTAATAATTAATCAATTAAGAGATTCAATAGGTGGTTGGGGGAGTGCAGAGTATATGAGCGGGGGAAACCAACTAAAAAATCAATCCGATATAATTGTATGGATGAGAAAAGGAAATTGGTTAGGAAAGGTAGAAGAACCAGATGGAATAGAAATTAATTTTAGAATAAATAAAAATAGAACAGCACCTCCATTAAGAAAAGGAACTTTTGAACTATACTTTGAGGGAAGAATCAATAATAACAAAACATTAATTATTGAGGCAGTTAAGTTAGGGGTTATTCAAAAAGGTGGAGCTTGGTATTCATATAATGAAGAAAAATATCAAGGAATAGAATCTTTAATTGAAGCTTTAACTGAAGAAGATATTGCAGAGATAAGAAAGAAAGTGCTTACCATTGAGAAATAAACCTAGTTATTTAAAAGAAAAGTCTCCTAAGAAGAAGAGTCAACAACAAGAAAAAAGAATAGCAAAGGAGGGATTTGTAACTCCTGCTTCTGGAGCTTTTTGGATGTTTAAAGGAGATGTTTCTTTTAAAGATTATTTGGTTGAAGCAAAAAGAACTGATAATAAAGGAATGAGAATTACAGAAGCAGTATTAGAAAAGATTTTTAAAGAAGCTTTATTTGAAGGTAAAACAGCTGGGTTAGAATTAGAATTTAAAAATTATTACGTTCAAGGAATTGTTTATAGAAAAAAGAATGTTAAATAACTTAAGGAGAAAAAAGAAATGAAACCAAATGAAGTAGTAATAATAGCTGAAAATGAAAATGATGGTAGTTATGTACAGGGGCATGCAGATGATACAGGAGAGAAATTTGAATTTTTTGATATTTTCTTTATGTATAATAGGACTATGTTGTCTTTTTCTATTGAAAATTTTTCAGAAATAGTAGATTTGTTTAGAAAAATAATTGGTAATGAAGAATCAGAAAAAAGAAAGTTAAATTAATTTATAATGAGATATTTAATAGCCAGCGATTTTCACTTATCAGAACTAAATAGATTAGATGATTTTATTAGTAGCCTATATGAAATACAATTGGTTGCTGATAGAATAAAACCTGATAAATATATAATTGCTGGAGACATCTTTGATAGCAGAAAACCTAGCCCATTAGAATTAAAGATTTTTTCTAATCATTTAAAAATGGTTGCTTGTGATAAAGAAATAATACCGGGTAATCATGATAGATTAGATAAAACTTTAACTACATTAGATTGGTATGATTCAAATTTAGCCGACCCTAGAGAAATTATAGATGGTAAATATAAAATATTAATTACTCATTGTGGAGTTCAAGAAATGAAAATTGGTGCTTCAAATTTAAATTATAAAACTAATCTTAGTTATAAAGATTATGGTGATTATGATGTTGTAATTTTTGGGCATATTCATAAACCTCAAATATTAAATAAGAAGAATCCTTTAGCCTTTTGTCCTGGTAGTATTGATAAGGTTACATTTGGAGAAAGAGACGATGATAAATACGTTTGGATATTAGATATTAATGAAGATATTAAATTGGGTAGACATAAATTAAAAACTAGGAATATGGTTTATATTAAATTAAATTTAGATACTAAAACAAAAGAAATAAATATTAAAGACTTTAAGCTAGAAGAGAGTATTATTAAATTAGATATTTTTGGTTCTAAGGATAAAATTAAGGCTTTAAATTACGATAAGATTATGAACAAGTTTAAAGGAGCTTATAAATTATCAGTCAACTTTGCATTTACAGATTCAGAAGGAGTAAACACTAAGAGTATTGATAACAATTCAATCAGTGAATTCTTTAAGGATTATGCGGTTAAGAAAAATTTAGATGTTAACGTAACTAAACTTTGTGGAAAGATATTAGAAAATGAATTTAATATGTAATGCCTGTCATGCTAGAACTAAATGTAACAGGGAGTATTGGAAAAGTTATTTTAGGAGGATGGTTTTGTGAATATACAAAAGTTAGTATTAAACAACTTTTTTTCATACATAGATTCTGAAGTGGATTTTAAAGAAGATGGAATTTATTTAATCGAGGGAGTCAACAAACAAACTAATTCTTTTAATGGTGTAGGCAAGTCAACAATTAAAGAAGCTATTTTATATGCTCTATTTGGAAAATGTAGAGTTAAGAGTATAGATGATTGCATCTATTTTGATAAGAAAGCAATGTTGGTTGAATTAACTTTTGGGTTGGGGGATATTGAAGTAAGAATAATTAGAAGAAGAATAAGAAAGCAAGCTACAAGCTGTAGCATATTCTTACAAGGAAAAGATTGCACCAAACAAACTACAAAACAAACTGATGCTTATATAGAAGACATATTAGGAATAGACTATGACAAGTTTATGCATTCTTTTTGTTTTGGGCAATCTGAATTTGATGATTTAAAAGAGATGACAAGCTCAAGGCTAATTGATTTTTTAACATCAGTATTAGATATTAATAAATTGGATTCTTGTAAGGAAAAAATTAAATCAAAACTAGATGAAGTAGATAATAAAATAAATAAGATTAATTTTAAAAAAGAAGCCTATGTAGAAGTTAATAGTGATATAAATTTTAAAGAATTAAAAAACCAAAAGGGAAAACTTGAAGTTGAAGAGATTAAGTTAAATGAAAAGTTAAAAGAATCTGAAAGTAAGCTTAATGGGTTGGAAGCAACTTCCTGTGATTTAAGTAAAGATGCTTATGGAATAAATTTAGACATTACAAATTTAACTGAGAGAATTAATTTTATAAAACAGAATTCTCAATGCCCTTTATGTAAAACAGATTTAAAGGGCTCTAATTTATTGAAAGAATTAAAGAAAGGGCTAAAAAATAAAGAAACAAGTTTAAAATTTAAAAAAGATTTATTTGCTATTGTGGCAAAGGATGTAAAAGAACAGAACAAAAAGGTTACTGCTTTAGAAGATATTTTAATTAAACATAAACATAGATTAATAGAAATAAATCAAGATTTAAAGCAAGAAACAAGGTTAGTTGAAAAAATTGATATAGTAGCACTGGATAAAATAAAAAAGAAATTATTAAAACAGAGAGGAATACTTGAAAAATCAAAAGATGTATTTGCTTCTAAGGGCTTGCCACTATACATCTTAAGTAACTACATTCCAAAGTTAGAAGTAATTGTTAATAATATATTATCTGATATAACTGATTTCAATTTAAGGCTTAAAACTGAAAAGGAACTAAAGTCAAATAAAGAATTAAGGAATGTATGTGAAATAGAATTGTATAAGGGGAATAGAAAATATCCCCTTCAGAATTTATCTAATGGGGAAGAGTTCTTAATCACATTAGCTTTAAGAGTGGGTATTAGTAAGCTATATAAGACAGGAAATAGAATTGAATTATTAATTTTAGATGAATGTTTTTCATCTTTAGGTAAAAAGAATATTCAAAAAGTTATATCATTAATAACTAACTTACAGGATTCATTTAAGAAGATATTAGTTATTTCACATATTGATGATGTTAGAAGTTGGGCTTTACCTCATAAAATTTCAATTATAAAAGACAATGATGTAAGCAAAATAGAAAGAGTTGAAATGGCATGTTAAAAACTAAAAGCATTCAAATAGATTTAGATTTATTAGCTAAGATGTATGAAGACGGAACAACAACTTCTGAATTAGCTGAATTTTTTAATTGTAGCAGTAGAACTATAGATAGAAGAATACAAATTTTAAAAAGAGATGATAGGATTAAAAATAAAAAGAATGTAATAAAAGAATTTAATTTAAAAATAGATAAGTCAGAGTTATTAAAATTATTAGCTTTATATAATACTAAATCTGAAGTAGCAAGAAAATTAGAAGTGTCTCTGAAATCAATAGAGAGTTTATGTAAGCAATATAGTATAGTAGATAATAAAACATTTTCAGAGTCTGTAAATAAAGCTTTAATTGAATTAACCAAAGACTATAAACCATTAGTTATAAAACATAAACAAAAAACAGGAAACGAATCTTTAATAATAGGATTAGCCGATTGGCATACCGGAAAGATTGTAACTGATTTTAAAAGAAATGATATTTATAATATAGAAATATTTAAAGCAAGAATAGAAAAACTTATAGCAGCAATGTTAAAGTTAGTTGATTATCATATTACAAAACATGTTAAATTAAAAGAAGTTTATTTACTATGTTTAGGTGATATGGCAAATGGAGAGGGGATTTATCCAACTCAAATATATGAACAAGAAGCATCTCCCCCAATACAAGTTATGTTAGTTGTTGAATATATGTTTAAATTGATTCAAGCATTATTAGATAGAGGATTAGAAGTTAAGTTTAGAGGCGTAAAGGGTAATCATGGAAGATTAGGAAAAGATGCCGACCCAAATAGCAATTGGGATTTAATGATTTATATGATATTACAACACACTCAAGCAATAAAAGGAATAAAGAATTTAAGCATAGAATACTCTAATTCTGATTATATGGTTGTACCAGTTAGAAAATGGAGATATTTATTAAGACATCAAGCATTTGCTCAAGATGAAACAGCAGCAGGGGCAGCTAAATATTTAGGTTGGTTAAAGCTTCATAATGCTGATATGATAATTTCAGGACACACACATCATTGGGATGTTAATAGTAGAAGAGTAGTAGTTGGCTCTCCGGTAGGTGGAGATGATTTATCAGAAAGAATGGCAAAGACTGATGGAGACCCTTCACAACTATTATGGTTAACAACTGATGAAAGAATTTGTACTAATATTTATCCAGTAGACTTAAAATCAAAATAGGAGAAAAGAATGCCGTATATACCAAAGAGCCAAAGACCTCAATATAATGCAGTGTTAGCTCTGTTAAGGGGAAACCAAAAATCATTTGAATGTATTGGGGAATTAAATTATTTGATTACTAAAATTTGTAATATTTATTTAAAGAAGAAGGGCATTAGTTATACTTCTTTAAATGAAGTGGTTGGAGTTTTGGAATGTGTTAAGTTAGAATTAACTAGGAGAAAAGTAGTTCCTTATGAGAAAGAAAAAATGGAAACGAACGGAGATGTTGAGGATGAATAAGAAAGAATTTAATGAAAAGTTTAAGAATTTAGTTGATTTAGAAATGTCAGCTTGTTTATCTAAGAATCATGATTATGCTTCTGATGGAGATGCATTAAGTAACTTTAGAAAGTGTGAGCAATTTGGAATTCCGGCAGTGTTTGGCTGTTTGGTTAGAATGTCTGATAAAGATTCTAGAAAAATAGAAACAATTTTAAAAGGTGCTTTGGTAGAAGATGAAACCATAACTGATACAGCTAAAGATGATGCCGTGTATAATAAAATATTTATTATTCTATGGGAAGAATTTAAGCAACACCCTAAGGCTCAGAATATAATAAGTCATCTTATTGGAATAAAGAGATTGCTTGAGGAAAAAGACAACAATGAAGAAACAGAAGATAAAATATAATACAGTAGAAGAACTATTAAAAGATTTGGAACAACCAATTGATTTCTTAGCGTATCATTTTAATATAGCAGGATATGAAAAAAATGATTTAAAACAAGAATTATATTTATTAGTTTTGACTACTTGGAAAAAGGAAAATGTTAAAACAAAGGGACTAGGTTTTTGGTTTTATAGATGTAAATGGTATTTATTAAACATGATAACTAAGAGCGGAAGAAAGCCCTTAGACAGTGCAATATCTTTAGAAAAATTCTTAGAGGAACATAATGATGAATCAGATTAAAAAAATAATTCAAAGCATTAGTTCTTTATTTCAACACTCCAGCGAAATTCATTTAAATGATTTAGAGCAATTTTTAAATGAGAGACAATTTAAAGTAATTAAATATAAATTAAAGGGATATACTAATAGAGAGATAGCACATAAATTAGATGTATGCCCTGCAACTATAACAAATGAAATGTATAGAATAAGAGCTTTATTATTAGAAAAGGGCTATAAGGAATTATTGGGAGATTATGATGGCAAGTGAAGAAGAGATAGAAATTAGAAGAAGAAAAGTACAAGAGTTATCTCAAAAGGGGTATACTTCACATGAGATAGCAGAGAAATTAGAAGTACATTTTCAAACTATATACACTGATATTAAATTTATTAATGCTAGATATAAAAAAATAGTATCAGAGAACCCAGAATACTTAAGCCAACAGCTAGAAAAGATATTAAAGTTTATAGATGACTTTGATTTATTAATGAAAGAGTATTGGGAATTAAAAGAACAAGCCAAAAGGGAAATAACAGTAACAGATAAAAAAGGAAACACAAAAAAAATTCCTTACGGGGATTTAGATGACCAAAGAAAAGTATTAGATAGCATACGACAAGTGATAGTAGAGAAAGCAAAAATATTAAAACTAATAAGTGGTGATAATAAGTATCTAACTCAGAATTATGTGCATATAGATAATTTAGGCATACACATACAACCAATAATGAATATAGTTATGCAAGTAATTAAGAAGTATGTACCTAACGAAAAGCAACCAGAAGCATTCAATTCATTAAAACAACTGATAGAAGCTAATAGAGAAACAGAAGAAGAAGGATAATATATAATATGAATAAGGAAAGAAATAGGAGAATAAAGTAATGAAACTAATATGGGGCGATAGCACTTTAGAATTAAAGCAGCTTCCTGCCAATTCAGTAGATAGCATAGTAACAGACCCTCCTTATGGCATATCATTTATGGCTAAGAAATGGGATTATGATGTACCCTCTGTAGAGTTGTGGAAAGAAGCATTGAGAGTCTTAAAGCCTGGTGGACATATCCTATGTGCCTGTGGAACAAGAACTCAACATAGAATGTGTGTGAATATAGAAGATGCAGGGTTTGAAATAAGAGATATTGTAGCTTGGATTTATGGTTCAGGTTTCCCAAAATCGCATAATATAGGAAAAAGTGTTGATAAATTACAGGGAAATGAGAGGGATAATATAAAAGATAGAACTGGTGCTATGAATAATTCAGAAAATTCAGAAGCACAATCTTTTACTAAGGGTAATGTAGGATTTAAAACACATTTTACTGAAACAAAAGGCTCTTCTCCTTATGAAGGCTGGGGAACAGCTCTTAAACCTGCTATGGAACTATGGACATTAGCACGCAAGCCTCTATCAGAGAAAACAATAGCACAGAATGTCTTAAAGCACGGGACAGGTGGAATAAATATTGATGAGTGTAGGGTTGGCACTACTGGTGCTAGAAATAATGGGAATTCTAATGGAACAGTTGGTAGTAATTCAATAGGAACTTATGGAAAAGCAATCAAAAAAGACTACAATATGGGCAGATTCCCTGCCAACCTAATCCACGATGGAAGTGATGAAGTGGTTGGGCTGTTTCCGAATACGAAGAGCGGGCAAGTTAAAGAAGGTTATATGCGTTCAGGTAAAACAAATCATAATGTTGCTTATGCGGATTTGGCAGGTCATTGTCAACTTACTGGTTATGGAGACTCAGGTTCAGCTTCTCGCTTTTTTTATTGTGCGAAGGCTTCAAAAAGTGAGCGGAATCGTGGGTTGGAAGGGTTTGAAGAGAAGAAAAGAATTGATTATGGAGGATTCCACAGTGAAAAAGGTTTAATAGAAAACAACAGAAATCCAGAGAGTCGTAAACCTTCAGCTAACAACCATCCAACTGTAAAACCAATAGCACTTATGCGTTATCTATGCAGGCTTATAACTCCGAAAGGCGGAACTATCCTCGACCCGTTTATGGGTTCAGGCTCAACTGGAATAGGAGCTAAACTTGAAAACTTTAACTTCATCGGAATCGAGTTAGATGAAGATTATTTTAATATTGCTAAAAGTAGAATTGAAAATTATATCGTTCAAACGGAGTTATTTAATGAATAGAAATGCAGAAGCGTCAATTTTATCAAGCTGTATGTTTTCTGAGTTGGCAGTAACCAAGTCAATCGAGAAACTTACACCGGAAGATTTCACTGTTAAGAATCATCGCAATATATTCATAGCTATTTCTGAGCTGTTCAAGAATAGTGAAAGCATTGATATTTTGACTATAATGGATAAAATGACTTCGCTGGGTATCAAATATGATGTTAGTTTTGTGAATGAATTATCTGATATTACGCTTATCGATTCAAGTATTGAAGATCATATCAAAATGGTTAAGCGTAACACCTTGAAACTTTCAGCTAAGAAAATCACTTCCGAAGTTAATAACAAGATCGGCTCTGATGAAGATATAAACAAAGTTATTGATTATGCTCGTGAGAAGTTTATGAATATTGACACAACCGAAGATAAGCACGACTTCACACCTGCCGAAGCTGTATCTAAAACCTTGAAACATACTCAAGAAACTATTGCAAGTGGTAAACCAGTAGGCTTAAGAACTTACATACCTGAATTAGATGAGTATATGATAATGAAGAAAGGCGATTTAATTATTATCGGTGCTTTAACAGGTGCGGGCAAGACTATGCTTGCCAACCAGATAGGTTTTGAGAATGTTATGCATGGCATGAAATTAGCAGAATTTAATATGGAGATGGAAACCGAAGATTTGATTAACCGTGAGATTGCAAGACAGTCTGGTATTAGCCTAAGCGATATAAACTTAGGTAGAAATATTGATATTGGAAAATACAGCGATTATGCAGAAGTAATATCTCAGCAGAAATTTCATATTGATGATGATGGAGAGCAAACAGTAGCCAAAATTCATTCAAGATTAATAAGATATAGAAACCAAATGGGTGGCTTAGACTTAGTTATAGTTGACTATTATCAGCTTATTCAAGGCGGTGAAGGTGATTCAAGACAGCAGAAGTTAGGCGACATTTCAAGAAGATTAAAGGTACTCGCTAAACATTTTCAAGTTCCTGTAATACTTTTATCGCAACTTAACGAAGCATATCACACCAGAGAAGCAAAAGATATTCAACAAGACGCTGATAAGATTATTAAGCTATTCCGACCTGCTTATGATAATTATGGAACTCATCTAAAAGATGGTGCATTAAAAGTATTTCGTGATAATGAATGGATAATACCCGAACCAAATTTCGTAATAATAAAACTTGAAAAACATCGTGGCGGTGAAACAGCTAAAATTCGGTTGAGTTTTGACGGTAAGCATCAGAGATTCTACAGTTGGGAGCAAGATTGTGTTAATATATAGCTTTCAGACGCAAAATGAATAGGGTAGGAAGCGTTCAGATGAAATTAAGCTGTTTGGATTCATTGGGAAGGTTTTTGGTCGTTAGAAGTCGTTTAAATGGAGTGTAAAAAATGAAACTATGTTACACAAATAAGAATGGTAAACTTTATTTCTGTGATATTCTCACAGGATTAAAAACATTACCAGATAAATCAGTCAATTCAGTTATCACTTCACCGCCATACTGGCAACTTCGTGATTATGGTTTCCCGGACCAATGGGGATTAGAGCCGACTTATCAGGAATATCTTGAACATTTATGGCAGATGATGGATGAAATCTGGCGTGTGCTGAGAGATGATGGAACTTGCTGGATAAACTTGGGAGATAGTTATTCGGGTAGTGGCAATGGTAGTTGGAATGCAAAAATAGAACAAATAGGTAAACAAAAAAGAAAAACAACCGAAACAGGAAGAACACCACAAGCATATTTAGCACCTGGCACAGGAAAAGCTAATACTAATTTGCCAAGTAAATGCCTTTTACTTATTCCACACCGCTTTGCAATAGGTTGTATAGATCGTGGTTGGATAATGCGGAATGATATAATCTGGGCTAAAAGAAATGGAATGCCTGAATCTTGCAGAGATAGATTTTCCAAGAAGCACGAATACTTTTTCTTTATGGTAAAACAGCAGAAGTATTACTTTGATTTGGATGGCGTGAGAGATAAAACAACTACAGTAGAAAAAAGAGCAGAAAGAATAATTTATAATAGTTCTAAAGAAGATATAACAAATAAAACAAACACATTTATTCCACCAAATCCAAACGGCAAGAATCCCGGTGATGTTTCAGACTTCTGGGATATTCCAACTAAACCTTCATCAAAGAAACATTATGCAACTTATAACTTTGATTTGATTGATAAGTGTATTATTGCAGGATGTCCTGAAGGTGGAACAATACTTGACCCGTTCAATGGAACTGGAACTACTACACTAAGAGCAGACCAGCTTAACCGTAAATGGATTGGAATTGATGGAAGCGAAGAATATTCCAAGATTGCAAAGAAATCTATGGAAAATGAATTTAACCAAATTAAATTGGAGTTTTAAGGGGGAAAGATGAGAGAAGAAACAAAGGTTGATTTAAAGGATAATCCATTCTGTAATAACTGTAAAGAAAAGCATTGTGCTGTTTCACTTGATGGCACTTGTGCTATGATAAGAGTTTATTTATTAAGGGGAAAGATGAGTAATATGTGCGAATTATGTAAAGACAAATTAGCTATTGGAGATGATTTTGGGGATAATACTTGTACTTTTGTTTGCGGATTACAAAAAGATCATCCGGGAAAATGTAGAGAAGTATTTACGTCAGATGGAAGGGAAGACATTGTAATTGAATGGAATAAAAGATGAAGAAGATTATATTATGCGTATTGTTATCGTTTATAATTGCAGTTGTTGTTCGCATATTTCGTGATATTAGTCGGATTGAGTGTTGGTAGATGAAACCTGATTATCAGATTAAGCAAGTTAAACTTTATAATGTAGATTGCATGGAGTTTATGAAAGAGATTCCTGATAACTATTATGAACTT